ACCACCATCTCCGGGATGGGGTTCCCTTCCTCGTCAAAGGGGAACAGCCGCAGCGCGTTGATGAGCGACTCACCTGTCCAGAACCAGCTGAACGTATTCTCCAGCACGCCAGCTACTTCCGGGTTGTTGTAGACGGCCTGCATGACGTTGCGACGTGCCAGTTGCTCACGCTCCTCCTCGGAGAGGGCGTCCCACTCTTCTTTCGGCACCGTCTTGATGACGGCGAATTCCTTTGGCTCACGGCCAATCAGAGGATTCAATTGCTACCTTTCTGTTTAGTGTCAAGCTGCTATCAGCAGGAAGGGGTCGTTGAGGTGCGACACGTCTTTGCCCTTGACGTAGAGTGATCCCCACGACCGGCCACCGACCTCTGGATCGGTGCCGATCAGCACCGGACCTATCTGCTCTGCCATCAGCCGGCCGATCTCCTGTGCGATGTCAGTAGCCTCTGCCTCCGGCAGGGAGGCCACGACCTCATCGTGAATAGGAAGCCGGATGTACGGCGTCAGACCGGCTTTGTGCAGCCGGATGATCGCCCTGCTCGTGACGTCCCGAGACGACGACTGGATCAGGTAGTTCAGCGCGGAGTAGGCACGGTCAGAGTCCACCGGCAGCCGACGCCCCGTCGGCGTGATGATGTACCCGTTCGAGCTGGCTTCCCGCTGCAGCTTTTTGTTCAGCCTCTCCACGCCGGGATACTGCTCGGAGAATGCCTCGTGGACCGCCTTAGCCGTGGCGAAAGAGATGCCCACGGCCTTGGCCAGGGCGGCTGCCCCGCCCCCGTAGACCTTCTGGAAGTTGGCGGTCTTGCCAACGTCTCGTGCCACTCCAGCCGCGTCCGCGGTGATCTGGTGGAGATCAGCGTTGTTCAGGAACGCCTGGATCATGTTCTGATCCCCCGACAGCGCCGCGAGCACGCGGAGCTCCTGGGTCTGGTAGTCGACCGACGCGATCAGTTCCCCCTCGTCGGCGAGGAAGCATCGACGTACCGTCCAGTCCTCCGCAGGCAGCGTCTGTGCCGGGATGCCGGTGATCGACATCCGGCTCGTCCGAGCCTGCAGTGGGTTGATCGACGGATGGCACCGGCTGTCCAGATCACGCATGTCGAGGAACTTCTGGACCCAGGTCTTCCTCCACTTGCCGAGCTTCTGGGCCTCTTGGATGATCGACGCCAGCTCACCTTGGGCGCCACCCTTGGCTGCCATCTCATCGAACAGAGCAGCGTTCACCTGGCGGTTGCCTGTAGGAGTGCGTCCCTTGATCTTCCAGCCAGCCTCCTCGATCACGTCAGCAACCATCTCGTTGGAGTTGCAGTTCTCCAGCCCGTACTCGGTGAGAAGGATTGCCTCCCAGACACTCTTCTCGTAGAGCCACCGGTCGGACAGCTGCTGGCTGTAGTCGACATCCAGCAGGAAGCCGCGACGTTCGACGTAGGAGCAGACCTCTGCGAGCTCGTGCTCGTACGGGATCAGAGGCTTGGAGATGTCCGGGATCTTCGGCAGCAGAATCCGCAGCATCCTCGCGGCGAAGATCGGGTCCATGCCTGCGTACAGCTGGAACTCCGGATGATCCAGGTCGATGATCCTCCAGATCTTCTCCTTGGTCGTCTTGTGCTCCTTGGCCAGCTTGACCATCAGACCCTTGACGCTCTCGGCCAACTCCCGGTCGATGAACCGGGCGACGACCTCCTCCAGCTTGTGCCCGAACCCGCCGGCCTCCTTGGGCCGGGGGTCGAGCAGCTTAGCCAGAATCTGGGTGTCGGTGGTCTTCGGCCACATCTGCTCCATCGGAATGCCGAAAGTCTGCTCGATGACCTGTAGGTCGAAGGCCGCGTTGTGGAATACGAAGCCCTGCACGGACTCCAGGGCCACCCTCACGTCCTCGTGGAAGCGCCCTCCGCGCTCCACAGGGATAACCCACGCCTCGTCCGGAGTGCCGAACTGGACAGTGCGGCAGCGGAAGTCGCTGCTGTACATCTCCAGCCCGGTCGTCTCTGTGTCCAGCCCCAGGAATCTGAGGTTGCCCCGAATGAAGTCGCGGAAGCCCTCAAGGTCATCCTCGGTCTCGACCACGTTGATCACTACCGGCTGCCCGCCGACTGCATGTCGGTGCTGTCTCATGTTGCTCCTATCAGTTCATCCCGTCGCGGACCACGGAGGCCGACGAGTAGACGCGGGTGACGCGGTCCTGCTTGATAACCGGGCCGCAGATGCCCTCTCTGGTTTTGCCTTTGGCAGTGAACCTCGCGGCGAGCAGATTGTGTTGCCACAGCGTGATGGCGTAGTCCCCGAACAGGACCACCGAATCGTCTGTTCCTCCTCGGTACCGGACGCTGTTCTCCTCGACCTCTGCGATCTCGCTCATGAGGTCGATAGCCATGCGGCGCAGGCCAACTCCTTGCACATCGACCGGCAAGGCTTCGTCGCGGGAGACCGCGACTACTACCTGAATCTGGTCACTCATGCGTAGTAGACCCCGCGGACGATCCGAGAGACCGTGGTCGGGTTGACGTCGTACGCCCTAGCGATCTCGCTCTGCTTGAACCCGCTGCTGTGCAGCTCCCGGATGTGCCGAGCGTCGTTGGGGCTCAGCTTCTTCCGGTTGTACATCGCGCTCTTGCCCTGCAGCGCCTGGCCGATGGCGAACACTGTGCCACTGTGAGCCTGCCGGTACTCCGCTACCTTCTCCCGCAGCTGCTTGTTCTCGGCCAGCAGCCGAGAGATGACCGACTTGACCTCGTTGACGACGTCAGCAGCGTGCTCTTCGAGGAAGTTGTCGTCGGCGCTCACAGGTATCCCCGCGGGTCGCCCTCGTGCTCGACGTACGGGGACTCGACAACCGAGACAACGTGGTCGAAGTTGAAGGTGACCTGGGTGTCCTGGACACCTTCGATGTTTGTGACGATCACCGTGCCCTCTTCGGGGTCGACCAGGATGTCGCCGTGGAAGTGTGCTGCGCCGTCTGTGGTGACGACTGTGATTTCCTTCATTGCTACCTTTCAGGAATGGGGTGGAGAGGGCCGAGCGAACCCGGCCCCCTCCGTGTTAGGTCAAGTCGAGGTCAGTCCTCGCTGAACCAGACCGGGTCAGCGTTGCTGCCCTTGGGGGGCATCCAGGCTTCCCAGGTGCCCTGGCCGTTCTTCTTCTTTCCTGACTTGTACTGCCAGCCCTCACCGGGACATGGAGGTGCATACGCCGGAGGCTCCTGCGCTCCACGAGGCGCGTTCGACCGCTTCTGGGTGTTGCCACCCCCGCCGCTGTTGCTCGACTGCTGAGGAGCAGAACCAGCACCTGCATAGGCAGGGCCGATCTTTCCGTAGACCCGGTCCAGCAGGGCCTTGTACTCCTGGGACGCGGTGTAGTCGTCCACCTCCTGCGGAGTGCCGCGGGTGACGACCCACGGGTCGGAGTATCCACCGGCACCCTTGATCGTGACCGACACTTCCAACCCACCAGCGCCTTCCACGGCGGGGTTGCTGGTCACCGCCACGCTCGCCGCCGGCTGAGCCGAGGCTGCGGGCGCGGTGCTCCAAGGATCTTCGTTAACTGACAATTGCTACCTTTCGGTTGTTGTGTTACTTGATGATTCAGCGGATAGGGCAGGCGCCGTTGGCGCAGTTCTCATCCACTCCATCGGCCACAGCTGTCGCTGTCGCCTGTTCGTACTGCTTCTTCGTGATCCGCTCGTACGGTGCCTGTGGCATAGACGCTTCGGGGAAAATCGTTGCCCCCTTGAGAATCCCGCCGAACGTACTCAGCTGTTGACGTACGTCTTCGGCGCTGTACGTCTCAGGGTCGACGTTGGCGGTGTAGCTCACCGCGTTGTCGGCCCAACAGGTCTGGTACAGAGCTTGGAAGGCGAGCATCTCGTTCAAGGTCAAGTCCGCGGCAGACTCAACCAACTCCTCCGCATCCTTCCCGTACCGGGCAACCACGTCCGCGACGAGGCTGTCCTGCGTTGGGATTTCGACCACCCAGGTGTTACCCGACAGGTCGTATCGGTCCACCTCGGTGATGTAGCCCTCGGCCTCGTACCGGTTCAGCGTCTCTCGCTGATCGGGATCGAGGATCGAGAACCTGATGCGGCGCAGGAAGTACTTCGAGAAGATCGGGTGAACCCCCTCGCTGACTCCTGACAGCTTGGCGATGGTGCCGGTGGGCGCCACCGTCCGCTTCTTCACCGGCACCGGGATACGGAGCTGGTGAGCGTACGTCTCAGCTGCTTCATCGACCACTTCGGCCATCTCCCGCAGGAACTTCCGGAACCACTTGTCCTTCGGTGCCTTCGAGTACTGCTTCTGCATCAGCGCCAGGAACGATGCCACACCCAGGTGACCGACGCCGATGCGACGGTTCCGGTCCAGCACCTCGCGGGACTTCGGATCGCCGACGGGTGAGAACGTGGCCCTGATGAGGAACCGGGTCATCAGGCGGTGAGCCCGGATGACGTTGATCCAGTCGACCTTTCCGTTTTCGGTGACGAAGCCGGCCAGGTTGATGTGGCCCAGGTTGCACGGCTCCCACGGCTCGAGAGTGATCTCACCGCAGGGGTTGGTGCAGACGACCTCGTTTGGCTCCCCGACGTTGGACAGCGAGGAGTCCCAGAACCCAGGCTCGCCGTTGTCAACCATCCCCTTCGAGATGGCGTTCAGCACTTGAATCTTCCGGAGACCCTCGGACCTCCAGAACTCCTCGTCCACCTCGACAGAGATGTTCGTAGTCCAGTGTTTCCCGGTCTCGGACTTGCACTTCAAGAACTCCCCGATCTGCGGATCGGCCCAGTGCATCATCGCCATGCGTGCCGACCGGCGAACGCCGCCGGCTACCACACACTGAGCGATGGCGTGGTCGATCTCCATCGCCTCCATGCCCGTCAGCTTGTCCGAGCACCAGTGCGACTCGCTCAGGATCTCGCATATGTCGATCAGCATCCGACCCAACGGCGCTGGTCCCGAGGCCCTACCTCCGAACGTCCGCAGCTTGGTGCCCGCGGCTCGGACCCGGCTGACGTCGTAGACGCGGTTGTAGTGGCTGACATCCTCCCGGTAGAAGGTGTCGATCAGATCAACCAGAGCAGCCGCCCAACCTTCACGAGAGTCCTCGATCTGGAAGGCGTCGACCCAATCCGGGTCGTACTCCGTCGACAGGATGCCCTGCGACTTCATCGCCTCGTAGTCTGGATGTTCCTCGTCACAGACGATGTGGACGTAGAGCTCCTGCTGCACCGGAGGGTAGTCAGCGAGAAATCGGTTGCTGTAGTTGGCACCGACACCTCCTCCCTCCATGAGGCGCATGAACGTGAACTCGAAGTGATCCGATGGGGTTTCAGTCCAACCAGACACCCAGCAGTTGAACAGGTGCTGAGCGTTCTTCACGCCCGACGCCCACAGGTGGCGTCCCGCCGGCGTGATCCGGAAGTCGGTCATCAGCTCGATGAGCTGCTCCCGTTCACCGGCCTGGATGTACCGAGGGTCGACCAGAGCGAGGTTGCCGTCAACAACCCGCTCGACCGTCTCATGCCAGGTCTCCTTCTCACCGTTGGGCTTTGCCCTGGCGTAGGTCCGCTCGTATACGAGCTGGCCCGTCGGACCCCATTTGATTTCGTCCGTCATGCTGCCTTTCGTTCGGCTTGGACCTTGGCTTGGATAACTAGTAGCCCATCCAGGTGCTCCTCCTCGATACCTAATGCGGCGACAACCCCCGGCTGATCCCGCATAGGACTGGTCTCGAATGAGACTGTCTCCCAGAAGACTTTGCTGACGTCGTCTCTAGCCTCCACAGCGTCTAGGAGCCGATCCTTGATCTTCTCTTCATCCCACGACACGGCGACGGACTTAACCAAGGTGATGGTCAGCGTCCCCTTGATCAAGCTGCCACCTTCTGTCCCCAGCCCGGAGTGAACACGCCGCCGACGTACATCTCCAGGTCATCCTGCGACCAGTTCTCCATCCTCATCGGCTTCTCGTGGGGGAACAGGTCCGGAGTCAGCTCGGCCCGGTACATCTGCGAGCGAGGCGATCCGTTGAACGAGTCGTCAAACAGGTTGTCCATCAGCGGGACCGCCGAGGGTCCATCGCGGCGTCGACCCAGTGGAACGCCTGCTGCAGGTTGGTCAGAGCCGTTGCACGACACCGACCTTCCGGCACCTTGGTGATGATCTCGTCTGCCAGAGCCTTGAATTCTGCGGCCAGGTCATCTTGGATGTCGATCACATCCAAGCGGTGAGCTTCGCTCGGGAAGTGATCCGCTTCGTAGAAGCTGAACTCGATACTGGTGTCCATCAATTCCTTTCAGTCATTTGTCATCGCCAAGGCCGCACGGTTGGACATGGCTTTCCGTGTACCCGGACCATCCGGGCGCTCGGCGTGCTGCTGCTTGTTGCTGCGGTTCATCAG